CTGTGATGGAATCGCCCATAGTCTTTGAACTATCTAGGCGATCTGATGTGATGATGTAAGCCATGAGCTTCTCCTTATGATTGGGCTGTATAAACGATATTGAAGTTGAGAACTACTGCTGACCCTGAAGTTGTCTGACGATAAGTGACAGTGTTCGACTCAAGCCAGGAGAAGAAGCAAGTCCCAGAGAATGTTGGGTCTGTGCGGATTACAGTGTCAACAGCAGAGAGCAAGTTGAAAGCAGCAACACGAGAATTCTTGAATGCTGTGTCACCCGACCAAGCCCAGAGAGAGCAGTTGATTGTTCCTGACTCTTCGTGAACATCACTGAAGTCAAGAGGCGTGTTTCGGATATTGCCGACCTGCATTTCAGTATCGCCAAGAGATCCATCGTGTCCAATAGCAATCGCGTTGCCTGGATAAGACTCATCAACCTCAGCACCATCAAAGACTCGAACTCCTGTGAGGCTAGAAGCCGCGCCAAGAGCTGTGATGATTTTGTCAATCATCGTTGGGAACTTTGTTGAGACTGTCATTGCTACGCCATTCCAGGGAATGAGGTTGGATCGAGAAGTTCCATCGCTCGGCGTGGAAGAGAATAAGTTGGGGTTGAGTAAAGCTCATCGCCACCCAATACGCGACCCATGACATTCATCGCGCCACGCTGGGTTTCCCAGAGATGCTTGATGGTAACGAGAACGCCTTGCTTGGCAGACATTGGAGGATTGACATATCCCGCAACATAGGTGATCTTGATGTTGTTGAAGCCACCAGTCCAATAGCCATAAGAGTTGGTCGCATAGAGCGTTCCTGAACCGATTCGATAGAGGCGCTGCCCTGTATAGTCCAAGTTATAGGCATTGGATGAAACCAAAGCGCCATTCTCATAAACCGAAGTGATTGAGATTGCCTTGGGATTGCGGATGCGGATAAATTCCGTTCCTCCGTCATAAAGTTCATCTGTATATGTTCTGCGACCTAGAACCTGTCCTACATAGGTTTCAGCCAAGTCAGTTGCAGCATCGATGAATCGGCGAATCTCATTCTCGTTCGCGCTCGCTGCTGGGATGTTCAGGTATTCCAGAACTTCATCGTAGCCACAGATTCCAATGTCAGCGATGTCGCGGACTTGGAAGATGTCTGAATATGCCTGTGGCCAAGACCCTGTGGCGCTCCATGCGAGGATGTGGCGGCCAACTTGGGTGGGAAGGTAGGAGGCGGTATATGTACCCGTCACAGCCGTTGCAGTGGTCACTGAGACTGTTGTGGCATCTGGAAGGGTAATGTTCAAGGTCACTGTGCCTGGATTGACTGCTGCGCCTGTTGAATCATAAGTGTTCCAAGTCAGATAAACCTTATCGCCTAGATCATAGGAACCAGTGAGCGCCATGATTTACTCCTTGAAGGGTAGGGGATGAGGGTTGATTGCCAGGGGTACGACCAACCCTCATCCTTGACTTTGTTGAATTGCATGATTACGCATCTGAATGTGATGCCTTTCATCCAACCAAAATTGCTTGTGATGAGGAAGAATTGCCCCTGTGTGAGCAAAGATTTTGTAGCCCATAGATTTCAAGCGCTTGGAAAAGAGAAGATCCTCGCCAAAGTAGGTTCCATCAATTGCGCCTTCTATGAACCAAGCCCAATCTTTGCCTTGATGTGCAGTGGCTTTGGCTTGCATATCGAGAAGAACCTTGCGATGGATAAGAATACAGCCTGTGCCGACTGCATCGACTTCAATCAACTGATTGACAGGATAAGCATCAATTGGTTGCAAACCCTTTTCCATATCCATTCGATAGATGGTTGGAACTGGTCGAAGTTCATCTGCGCCGTCAAAGAAGGCTGCGAATACTAGACCCGACACGATTGGTCGGTCTTTGTCATGTGCCGCATCGAGTAACTTGTGCCAAGTATCAAGCGAGATGCGCTCATCAGAGTCAATCAGCATGAGCCAATCTGAATCTGTTTGTTCTAAGAATGTTTTGACCACAACATTGCGTGATCGAGTGGTGAGTCCGATGTTGCTCACTTGAACCATGTGGTCGAACTGGCCATTTCTTTCTTTTGCAATATGAATCAAATCTAAAGCAAGAAGAGCATCGATGGTTCCGTTGTTGACGATTCCGATGCAGACTTTGTGACTTGCCTTCATCGAGTCTCCATGTTTGGAGCAAGAGCAGTTGTTTCAATTGTTCCCGACTCAAGCTCATTGATGAGCGAATCAAGATGTTCGATTCCCTTGTTCTGCACTATCTCGCGAGCAGACTTGAGACCTTCTAGAAATATGGATTGCATGAAATCCCCCTGTTGATTGGTGTTGCGCCTTGGCGCTGACCCTACCCGAAGGAAGAGCCAGCGCCAAGGTTAGTGGCTATTAGTAGCCAGAAGGTGCAACAGTACCTGTGCCAGAAATTGCTGACACTGACTTGTTGAAGCGGTGTGCAAGAGCTGCGTATCCATAGACCTGGAAGCGAACTGTGAGGTTGCTTGAAAGGACATCTGGGAGAACGCGTGTCTTCACGCCTGATTCGAAGAGGTAAGAATCTGAGAACTTACCAACGAGGATTGGAGACTGGTTTGTTGATGCGCCGTAGGTCTTTGGAAGTGTTGCATCGATGAAGACTGGCACTCCTTGGATTGTTCCTACGAGACCAGCTGGTGCGCCAGGATTTGTGACTGTACCAGCAGCGTTGAACGCCTGTGATGCTCCTGTTACTGGAACAACGAGAGGGCGGTTTGATCCATCAACCTGTGATGCGAACCAGTACCACATTGAAGGATGCATGACGATTGCTTCAGCAGCCTTGAATCGGTTGGTTGTTACCTTTGAAATACCCTTTGCAATTGCAATGAGTCCGTTGACAGCAGATGGAGTTGTTTCAGTCCATGTTGTTGGGATGCCGTTTGTTGTATCAGCACCAAGAGTGATGAGACCCTTGAGTGTTCCTGATGTTCCGTCACCTGAACCGACAACAGCTGTGTTCAACTGTAGTGCGTAGTCAGCCATCAAGTCACCGAAGACAAGACGATCAAGACCACCAGCGAGAGGTGATTGTTCAACAAGCTGAATCGAAACATTCTCATATCCTGAGATGGTTCTGACAGGTGCTGTGACTGTTGATGAAACCATGTCACGAGTTGTTGTTGCAGTGTTATCAGCTGACTGGAACGCTGCAAGTGTACCTGTTGTGATCTGTGGGATGTTGATGCTGTCTGTTCCTGCTGGAAGAGCCATGTTTGTAACGAGATCAGCTGTTACGCGAGCAGCACGAGCGAACTCTGCGTATTCGTTGATCAAGTAAATTGGAGGAACGAAATCTCCACCAGAACCATCTGTGCGTGAGATGTCGCGTGATTCAACTGCAACTTCCTGTGCGTGGCGGTTGAGGCGCTCCCATGAATTGCGATCATTGCGGAGTTGTGCGCCAATCATGTCGCGAACGAATGAGTTGCGACCATCTTTGTCGTAAGTCATTGCTTCGCGTGTGACTACTGCGCCACCGAATGTTGCAACCTTTGATTCCTTGCGGGATTCTGCGATTGCTGCTGTGCGAGCTTCTACCTTGTCGGCAGTTGCGATGCGCTCATCAAGTGCAGCGATTTCTTCCTGCTTTGATGATGCAGCATCAAGAGCTTCTGCGGTTACATCTTCTGCTGCCAAAGTTGTTTCAACCTCGGCAACAAGTGCATCGCGCTGCTCCTTGAGTTTTGTTGCTAGAGACATTTTGTCCCTTTCTCTTGGATGGATGTTTGAAACCAGTCGGGGCGATTGCGCCGAGGGTTATGCCTTGCTCTTGCGAGTCAAGGAATAGTGCTTGACCTTGAGTTGCAGCTTGCGCTTTGCAATCTCAAGATTCTCTTCTTCTACTGAACGCATTCCGACTGATGTGCTGTCGTAAGCGGGAAGTGTGACAACGCTGACTTCATAGAGTCGTTCGATGTCTGTGAGGGTGCGAAGTCCCGCATCCTTGGTCTGTCCATCTGGAGAGACTGTGAATGCGAAGCTCATCTTGTCCATATCGCCTCGGCGTACTGCTGAGGAAAGTTCTTGAGCCTTTGGATTTGCAGGATCGAGTGTTGCTTCCATATAAAGACCAGTGTTGTCTTGGCGCAACTTCAAAGTTCCTGACTGGGTTGAAGCAAGTGGGATTCCTTCCATGTCGTGATTGACAAGGAGGAAGACTGGATCATTGGAAGCAAGTGCGCGAGTGAAGGCTCCTGGAGCGATTACTTCACGGAAGTTCAAGCCAGTTGCTTCTGCATTGAATGTTGCAGCGTAGCCACCAATCTTGAGTGAGCCATCCTTTGTGTCAACAGCACGAACTTCTGCTGTCATTGTGATGCGCTCTGCTGTTTCCATTGCTTTGCGGGCTTCGACCATTGATGAATCCTCCGAGCGGGGTGCGGGTAGGGCTGTGATAACTGTGAGAATGTCTGGGCGATGAACCACTGTGACATCGGTTGGAATCCAACCATTTCCCTGCTCTTTGTAGATACGAATTGAAAATGCTGGTTGGTCTGGAGTTGTTTCGAGTGTGTAGCCTTCAGAAGACTTTGCTTGTCCCTTTGTGACTACCTTCTCGACTTTACCCTTGGCGCGGCCATTGGAAGTGTTCCAAGATACGAATGAACCTTCTCCGATTCGAGCAGCTGAAGCGCGGTTCTCGAATGGAGACTTGATTGAATCGTCATTGAATTCTTTTGCAAGGCGGTCATAGTAAGCCGAAACCTTGTCTTTGATTTCCATTGCATCTGATTCAGGAATGTCAACGCCTCCGCGAGCGCCATTCAAGACACCAGCGACAGCGAAGATTCCCTTTGGAACTGCAACGAGTGAGCCATCAATGACATCAGCGAATCCAAGTTTGTAAGATCCGAGAAGTTCTTTGTTGGTTTCGTCAACATAGAAGAAGGCTTTTCCGTACTTCTCCCAATCCATGTTGTCTTTGCCGCCAGCATATTCCTGAACGCGCTTGTCGGCAGCGGCTGCATCCCAAGTTGTATCGCGTGGAGCGATTGGAAGGTCTGAGGCTCCTGATGCTGATCGAGGCATGATCATCATTGGCATTGTCATGCCATCTGTCTCTTCTTCGAGATCATCTTCGTCAATGCCTTGAGGATTTACTGGGTCTGTTGAAGGCTGTGTGACTTCCTGACCGAGTGAAACAGTCAACTGCCACTTCCAATACTGGTGAGAGTCAATGCGACCTGCTAGGAAGTTTGCAACGCCTTGCTGGTTGTAAGCAGAAGCGCAATCAAAGGCATCTGAAAGTTCATCGATGATGATGTCATTTGCTGCAAGAAGGTCATTTGCAAGAGCAATCGGATCCTGCAAGATTGCTGAAGCATCATCGATGGTGCGAAGTGCTAAGAATGAGCCGAGTGTGAATGGAGCGATTGACCCTAACTTGCGAAGGTTCTCGGCGATTGGGTCGATTGACTCATAGACATCTTCGTAAATCTTTTGAAATAGCTTGTGGTATTCGCTGAAGTCAGCACCCTTCACATTCCAGTGAGCGCCATGTGCGCGGAAGTAGAAGCTCACAACATCTGCGAGAAGTTCAGTCAGTTCCTCGTTCAAATCAGGAACTTGATTCATGTCAGCCATGTCACCCTCCTCGGATGCCATCAGGGAAAGCGCTCTTGCGCTTTTCGAGATTTGATTTCTGATTCTTGTTGACCAAGTAAAGCCAGCATCGCCACCCCAGGCTGACCAAGCAACTCTTCCTGCGGATGGAAAGCCATCTTCGCCAGAGTTGAATCCTGTCGCTTGCTTGTCAACTTCATGTCGCTTGAAGAATGAATACATTCTCAAGATTGTTTCTGCGCTTACTGGGTGTCCCGCAGCCAAGTCGCTCGCTCTCTTTTTACCCACAGCAGTAAAGCCGCTTCCAGCATGACCATCAGCAATCCAACCCAAAGCAGTTTTTGCTTCATCTTGGACTCCCTTTGGTACTCGAAAAGTTTCAGCCATTACTCAAGGACTCCCATCACTGGAGCTGAAGGATCAGCATCTTGTCCGAGCGCTGGTGTGTCTCCACCTGCTGTCACATTGCCGCTAAGAGCCTGATGGAAAGCATCTCCACCTTCGAATGGTTCCAAGCCTTCAATCTGGCGAACTTCATTTGGAGTGCGAGCGCCCATTTGCACATTG